ATTAAGTTCAAATTATTTTTAATTTCTAACAAAAATAAACATTGACAGATGACGTTTTGCATTATTCTATGACTATGGTTTATATCTTGTATGTAATCAATTTTGTCTAGGTCCACAAGTTTACTTACGGACAATTTTCTTAGATAAATATATTTTTCCGTATCTGATTTGTTTTCAATTTGGGAAAAATATTTTTTTCCATCATTTAAAAATGTTTTTACATCTTCTACGTATGCGTGACAAGTATCTAGAAACAATTTTAAATTTGTAATGTTAATTTTAATCGCAGGATCTGACATGCTTAAAATTTAATTTACAACAATTGTATGTAGTAACTATACACTCTGGCCTGACATACTCTTGGAGGTTGATAAGTATATCGGAATGAAACTCTTTATTCAGCGATTCTAACACAATCTGTTTAAATGGTTGTTTTTTTAAAAGATGTTTGTCTAACAATATATTTTTCAAACTTAATTGTATTGTAGAAATGATTTTTTTATGAAAACTATCATTAAAACGTTTTTCATTATTTTTAAGCCATCTTTTGAATGGTTCGTCTATAAAAATTCCTCTCAATAACTCGTATAATTGTCGCCCCAACGAGTATACTTCTCCGTACTGTTGCATATTTAGCTCTTTACTTATGTACGTGACTATTGAATCAATTAAAACTTTTAGTGTTGCATAATATTGTACGTGTTCGTCTTTTAATTTCAGCCCGTCCACTGTGTATTCGAAATCGTGTCCTTTTATTAATTTAACATTAATCTCGCTTGCTACTTTTACTTCTTCTTCTTCTTCTTCTTCTTTTTGATTTTCCAAAATACCATCCATGTTGGGCTTGAACATTTTTTATATTATAAATGATATTTCAATACGGTAATAACTTATATGATTCGTCTATTTCTCTTACTAAAAAATTTGCTGTAAAACTTAAATCTTCGTCAGTGACAATATTTTCGTCATCAATGAATTTTTCTAAAAGTCGTTTCATGTGATAGTTACTCAACAATCGCGTGGTTAAAAAGTCAATCTGGTACGGTTTAAACTTGTTAGATTCGTCTATTTTAGAAACTAGCAAGTAAATGTGGGTTTTGTTTATTTGGTTATTAATAAACATGTACACAACTTCCTGTAACTTGCTTTTAAAATTTTGATCCGTGTACACATGTTTGCAAAGCCAATCTTGTAAAGTCATCTTTACTATACTCACTTTTGCGGTGTAGGTGGTTGTTTTGATCAGTTCGGCAAAAAAGTTTCTCATATAATTCGTCATGTTTAATACCTTAATCTAAACTACTAGTATTTTTATTCAAAATTGCGTCTAACGCTTGTTCTATTTCCAATTTTTTTCGAACGCTCTTAGCTTTATTGCTCGGTATATCGTCAGTGGTTGTAGATTCGATGGGTTTGTTAATAAAACCCGGACAAATCAATAGTAACACTAAAAACAAGATAAACAGATATAGAAAAATATTGTTTTCATCTTTGTCGTACGCTAAACTAAATAAAGCTAGCGCTCCCAACAAAAAATATAAATTCATTGCGTATAGCCCTTATTTTGTTAAATATGTTTATTCTGTTAATTGTTTTCCTAAAATGGTGAAGCGCTCGAAGAGCCCGACGAGTTGCGGGCGTTTGTGTCTGTCTGTTCCGCTTGCTCGTCGTCTTCGCTGCTCGTTTCTTCCAAACCAATGTTGTATTTATTCAAATAATGTTTAGTGCTGGATGACGATTCGTGATTAAACAATTTCGCAACCCGCTGTAGCGGAACTCCCCTATTATAGAGGTTGCTACTTAAATAATGTCTTATCATGTTACTACGAGGGCGCTCCATTTCAACGCCGGACTCTTCTAGTAAACGTTTAAAGTCCTTGAAAGGTGTTGATGTATTTTTAGATATTTGTAAAATAGTCGGATTTCGTGAATAAATCTCTCGAGCTAATTCCAACGGCTTCATTTTAATGTTGTTAATGACGTTGTTGCGACTCCGCTTACGTTTTAGATTAATAGTGTCGCTCCGTAATTTACCTTTTTTTATGAGCACGTTCAAATCTTCAACACTGAGTTGCCGAGCTTCGTTGATACGCATACCGGTCCCTAGCATAATGCAAAAAACTATAGCGCCTCTGATCAAACCGCGATCGTGCACGTAATCGCTGTTGAGCATTTTAATTTTGTCATTAATAAAATTTAAAATAGTGTCTATGACGTTCTTTAATAACAAATTCTTTTCTTTTTCTTTAATATTTTTTAATTCTTTGTCACGAGGCAGCGTCACCATTCTGGGAATTTTATAATCGGGCAAATTCATAGTGTTTGTGTAAAAATTAACTGTTAATTGTAATGTTTCTTTGGTTACAGAACGCAGTTCTAACATCCGTCGGCATAGTTCTTCCGTGTCGATTATGGGAATCTGGCGCTGTATTGATTCGAATTGTTTTTGCAAAGAATACGCCGTATTTTCCAAATGTCTGTCGTCTATTAGACAATAAATTATTTTAATTAAACGAGATTTGTAACTTTTTAATGTTGTCGGCGCGAACGGTTTTGAGAACATGTATTTACTCCACAGACTGTGTGTTTTAACTTCTTCAGGTGTACAACGTTGCCGATCGGTAGCCAGATCGAAAACGGATTCGAAACTGGGATCGTTTTGAATTTTAATTTTCCAAGCATTAAATGTGTTTTCATTTCTTACATTAAAATCGTTCATAGCAGTCAATCTAGTAAATTAACGACGGTTCATCAATATTCTCCAAATACTGTTCGCGATCTCTTAATATAATGAAATAATACACAACATACAATAATAAAAACAATACCAATACGGACACAAGGCCTATCAACAGAATCACAGTCATCGACATGTTATTATTGTTAGAATTCTCGTAATTAGTATTATTGTTGGTAGTTAAATTTTCATTTTCTTTGTATTCCTCATTTGTTAACTCGTCATTCAAAGCCAGTTTTAACGGTATGTAATGTACCTTGTCATGTTCGTCCAAACGATAATACGGTATTTCTAGATTCATTTTATTAATTCGATTATAACTTATTTTGCTAACAAATACTGATCCAATAAAAAGGGTTTGGATTTTATCAATTTTAACTTAAAACTTCTGTTGCGTTTCCGCTTAAGATTGTATTCCATCCGAACGGCAGTTTTGTATTCGTACACATTCGCACTTGTGTACACTAGTGTTGCAGGGCGATTGCGCAAACATTTCGCACCACCATTCCCTGAAAGGTGTTGATTCATCCGACGTTTCAAGTTACTCGTGACGCCTGTATAAAGACTGCCATTTTCTAACTGTACAATATAAACACACCATACCTTGCGTGTATATAAACTCATTAGTAATTTCTGTTATTGTAGTTTTTGATAATTTAATTGTTGAAAAATAAATCTTCTCAAAGTCTCGTTTTCAAATGCCAGCTGGGTCAGGCTCTCTTGACACGCACTCTTAGATAAATGTGCGGCGGGTGAACTGATAGCGATCGCGGCATTAGACAAAAACGTAGCGCTCTGAAACATGCTAGGTCTCTTGCCGGCACGTGTGGCCAATTCAGCGATATACTTAAATATGTCCGCCGAGGCGGACAACGGAGCCAAGAATCCCAGATTCTCTTTCAAACTGATTACACGGGCTCTATTGCTTTCGTTCAATAGATAATGATAATAATCCCCACCCCCAGCAAAAATATCATCAATCGCGCTGTTTATCAATTCGTTAATCATGTTGATGTGGGGGAAACGTCTCGATTCGACTGCATTTTGAATATTGGCCGGTAAGGTTGCGTGTTTGAGCAACAATGTCATATAATTATTAGCCAACTGCTGATTGAACGGCAACGGTATAGGTATATTATTAGCGACAGCTTCCGCAACCATGTATTGCACTGCGAGGCTCAATTGTTTTGCGGATTCGTTTAATGAATCTTTCGCCAAGTTGTCACGACCGCTGTTGTAGAATTTTTGAGCATACGCTGGAAGGGAATTCAACACGAACGACGGTTGAAATATGATGTGATCGCTCGACAAAGTTTCAGCAGCGTTCATTTCGCTTACGTCCTTCTGTAGTCTCATGTAATGTCGAATCATTGTTTCATCGCTATCGAATCTTTTCACTACATTCACGTGAACAGGATTAGTTTCTATGCACATGTCTCGGATCGTATTGATAAAGTGAATCATTAAAGGACTGAGTTCGGACACATCGTTGCTGCGATAATATTTTATTATTTTGTTTACTAAACCAACACATTTATCGTACCAAACACTATCCGAACCGGAAATTTCAGATGGACCTCTCAAAACGTTTTCGTTGATGTTCCGATTACGTCTGTAATCATATCTCGCAACGGGAGCAATCGATGTGGACGGAGAAGGGGTGGACATTGTTGTTGGGGCATTGGCTACAGTGTTGACGGGTGGGTTAGGATATATGTAGCAACCAAAATTAGTACACTCTTCAGTCATTCTTTTTATTCTTCTTATGAGTACAAAATGTAACGGAGGGGTTACTTATAATATAATTATTATGACAAAAAAGCGCAATCACAATCAATATAATGATAATTAAATTTACGACAGAGAAATTTTCAATATTGAATAACAACAAAACAATGGCACAACTTGCAAGCACAGTCTGAAAACTTATGCGTCCGCACAAGATACTTTCGCAATTTTTAAACGCCACATTGAACGAATTTTCGCCTTGAATATAATTGCGCAGTTCGTTTTTGCAGCATTCATCGCACAATATCAACACTTTAATAATGAGACCGTCCGTGTGGACAGTTTGAAAAGTTCTCGGTTGGCTGCCGGGATGAAATTCAAAAGAGTAACCTGTTGATATATTGATGCGAGCAAAATAATGCGCCAAGACGGAAGCTCCATTTTTTTTAACTTTTACTTTATAAATTTCAATAACATTAATGTCGTTAGCGAATTGCTGCTGTTCTTTAATATTATCGTACAAATAATGCAGTAACAGTTCACTGTCGAATTTAATTTTGTTAAACGCCGTCAAGTTTTTGTCTCTTAGCCGCTGCAAAGGTTTCGTCTTCGACAGTTGTTCCCAAATCGCCTTCATCAACGTGTTGTTCAACGTAGTTAAGTGGTTTCGTCGGCATTGTTGTTGTTGTAGATTCGTTGACGTCAACATAATTTTGAATTTTATTAATCAATTCGTTAGACTTATTACTAATGGCTTGAATTTTTTTTAGTATACGAATAGAAAATACATTATTTTCTAAATTTAAAGTTTCAACTGCATAGTTGAATAAAATTACCTTCACATCATAATCGCTTTCGTGAGTTAAATTAAACAAAATCACATAATTTCCGTAAGAAACAGGAGGTAGGCAATAATTGTTGTATAGGTCATTCAAAACAGGCGAGCTTTGAACTTTGATCACATGGGCGCCAACTTTCAGTTTTTTTAAGTAATGTTCGTTTTCTATTACGAATTTCTTCTCTAATAAAAAATTTATTACATTTTTATCATCAGCGTTTCGTACAGCGTTAACGACTATGTCCGGTGTGCTGCTGCTGATGCTGGCCATTTTCCTAATTATAACTTTCACAATTGTATACTTATCGGTTTATTTCAATTTTGATGAGACAACTTTTACCAAACGCCTCCAGGTGTTGACTGAATTTATTCGACGCACCAACGCAGACGAACCGACGCCCGACGTTTTAGGCTCCGTGACAGACGTTTCTGAAAACACTTATATTGTGTCATGGTTTAAAACGGTAGACTTATCAACTTATCACGAAAGCGTACACGATGACCAAATAGAAACGTTTGATTTTTTAAATCAACAGTTTGTACCAACGCATGTTGACATTCAACATCGAGTGCAACCCAATTCAGAAAATGACAATGAATTCATATTAACCGGCGATCGTGGAGACATCGTAATGAAGTGTCCTCAGAATTTTAAATACAATCATCAGCAATTAAAATGCTCACCGATACCACCGTGCGAAGAAAAATTACCGGGCCGATATCCTATTGATGAACGTCTGCTCGATATTTTAGTTCTGAATCATCATGTTGATAAAAATTATTCAAATGGTAATAGAAAAACACATCCCACGCTTTATTTGAGATGTTTAGCCGACGGTTCTCATGCTGTTGAAGAATGTCCAGATAATTATACGTTCGATAGCACGACACGAGAATGTCGGGTCAACGAATTATGCCAAAACAGACCAGATGGTTATGTTTTGGCATATTTTCCAGGCAATTTATTGGTTAACCAGTTCATGCAATGTCTAAATGGTCAACATGTAACAGCAACTTGTTCTCAAGCAAATCAAATATTCGACAGAAATTTAATGGAATGCATCGACGCGCATCCTTGCGCTCTTAACGGCACCGGGCACACATACATCACTGCCGATATCGGCAGCACTCAATTTTACAAATGTCTCAGCAACTCCGAATCTGTATTAATTACGTGTATTAACAGAATCAGAGATGCAAACAACCAATACCAATGTTCTGGGGATTCCAGATGCGCCGGGTTTTCAAATGGCACCGGTCAACAAATTCATCAATACATCGACGATAACGTGGAATACACCACCGGTCAACTTGTTTGTGATGAATTTGAAATAATTTCTGAAATTAATTGTGATCAATCTAACGTCTTTGAAGACAAGTTATTTTTGGATAAATTTAAAATAGATTTGGCTTTTCCTCGAGAAGTATTCAATGGCACAGATTGTGTTGATGCAAATGTTAGTAATGTTAAATTTCTAAAAGAATTTTTAGCCATCAAAAACGAACCTAATCATTATAATATTGATATGCAAACATCCATGATCGCCATGATTGACATGATTGGGGAGCTGTTGCCCCTCGGAAAGCCCGATGAAGATTCAATTTTCGCACGATGGTTACTGTACGCGCGACAAATGAATGCAATCGGCATCAATCCGTTCAGCGGTGAACCTATCGACTGTTTCGGCAATAATTTATACGACGTGTTCGATGCAAGCAGAGCGAATTTATGCGATGACGACGGAATTAGCGTTTTGAAAACGCTACACTTTTCAAATGGCGACTTTTTAAACGTTTTGAGTGACACTTTGACGGGAATAGACTACGATTATGAACAATTTTGTGCAATATCCTACGAAAATCGTGAAAAAATCGTAAAAAACAAAAATTTTGTCGCGCGTATATTGACTAATATACTACACACAGACATTTGCACCGACCTATATACTACAATATACCAAAAATATACTACACTGGCGCGAAAATATACTACGATGGATCCGAAATATAACTACACTTTCGTAAAACGTCCAAAAAATATTATAGTATATGGAGTAAATACACGATTAAAAAACGCTACGATTTCCGAAAACGCTCATGCAGCTGAACTTGTTTTTGATCCGTTTCAAAAGTCAATGAATTTTGATCAAGTCTCGCCTGTGTTTAACCCTTTCGAAAAATATAAAGAGTATGATTCGAGTCGCGAACATGGCGCAGTTGACAGCGAACACGATGAAGTGACTAGCGAAACCGATGAAGAGGTTTCGCCTCCGACGCCGCCATCGCCTTTAATTCTAGAAAACAAAGATTTATTCTATGCATGTCATTATGAAGTTCCGTTATTTAAACTAACAAGTTGCCACGCTGAAAATAATATCATTATCAACGCTCTTGCTCATTTACGTAAACATGTTGAATACGATACTGATTGTCAATCCGCGAAAGGATTAGCAAACGTCTTAAACGCATACGCATATTTGGGTGACAACATCGGTTGTCGCTCGATTTATACAAATGACGTCATAAAAGTGATGAGAGAAAATGAACCTTCACATGTCTATTCCAATTTACAGACTCAATCAAACGATGGTGTCAAATACAATCGTTGGTTGCACGTAAAAGACAACGAATATTTAGCGTGTCCCGAAGATATGTATGATGACGCATCGTTTACGTGCAACGTGGAACCCGATAAACTGTACTATATTGAGAACATGCAAGAATAATTAAATTCGGGTTGACACACTTAAACTTTATTACAATTACACTTTACATATTTCAATACATAAAAATATATTAATTAACATTACAATTAGACAATACAGCTTGTAGTAGTGATGACAGTAGTCTTTTGACGAGAATATGTTTTAGCTAAGCATTCTGTTTTCAGTAAATTTTTATGTTTAATCAATTCGATATTTTTTCTTGTCAACATTTCGTTTTGATTGATTAATATTTGATTTTTTTGCAGAATTTTTACGTGCTCTTCTTTCACAAATTGAAGGGCTTTTTGCGCTAATATATGTTTTAATTTTAAAATTTTATTTTTCTTTACTTTATTATTGTAATCCAAACGAATTTTATTGATATTATTTTCATAATCCGTAATGATTTTTCTTTTTGAATCGGAAATGATCTGTAATTTTTGAAATTCAATAATTTGTTTCATATTTTTACTATTCTGTTTGATTATTTCCTCGTTTAAACGTGCCAATTTCGCGTTAATCAAACTTTCATTTTCTTCGTCTGTATTTAAAAGAACTTCGCTTTCTTTTAAGTCAAGCAGACTGTTTTCAAAAAAAACTGATGCGAAAGATGCGGCATCCGTGATGTTATCCGTTGATTCTTTCCAAATACCAACACTGTTTACGTGACATTTTATGTAATCAATACCAGTGCGAGTTACGTTATATAAATTAAAATATACATTTTCACATCTGCACATGGGACAGATAACTTTTTTTTTGTTACAAATTTTACGAATACACGTGACACATAATTGATGTTTACACGATACAAGTTCGGCAATAGGTATAACATTGATGATATCAAACGAAATACATTTTTTAATTTCTCCCAGTGACCAACAAATGTTGCACTGTAATTTAATAAATTCCATCACAACTACTCTTTAAATTAACATTGGAGCCGCCGGCAAAAAATTATTCACACGCAAAATGTTATTTTCTGAACTTATGAGTTGATATCCTAAAAATAACTTCACGCCGGGTTGGTGCTCTTCGTAATTAGCTAGTGACCTGTCGAGCTGCCGAGTATCGCCTTCAAACTTCAAAACATTTCTAACCTGTAAACGATTTGGCTTGTTTTTTGCAATTTCATCGCTTTGTACTGGATTGTAAAGTTCCGCACCGCTAGGTACGCTGGCAATTAATCCCCCTGCAGTTATTTGACACGTTGCTGCGTTGTTCAATCTTATGTCTTCTAAGTCTATTTGAAGTATTTCTGGCGCAACGGCTTTTCTGACTAAATTTTGCAAAAATCCTGGTAATTTGTTGAAAACAATATTAGCATTTACATCCGGCAGCCCTGTTGCTGCTACATAATAATCCCGTCGTGCTGTATTTAATACAGTTGCAGCTGTGTCAACTGTTGATTGAGGATTTGCTGTAGGATCATTTATATTAGCTGCTACTGCGGCGTCGTAAGCTGTTTGAGCGTCTCGAAAAGCAGTAGTCGCTGTGTCAATTTTAGCTTGATCTGGTACGGGAGCAACTAGGATATTAGTATTAAAAAATCTCTGTTCGTCTCGTGAAACTCTTGAGCAGTAGGCAGTGGGATCGGTTAAAGCTAAAATATTTTGTGTTTGTGAAAATATTTCCTCTACCGTGCTGTATGAATTTTCCATAAAGCTTTCGGAATTTCCTAAAGACCTGCAAATTTCCTCTACCGCTGTTGTGTTTTTGTAAATTAAATGAAATATTAATTGTTCCGCTTTCAGCAGTCCCGATATATTAAGAACGGTTTGGTAATTGTCAACGGAGGGTATTAAAATACGGTCCTTTTTCCTATGATCCACCAAATGTCTGCCCATTAATTTTTTGTATGCTTTGTAATCTTCATCATATATAGGGTAAACTATTTTTGCGATACGAAAGAATTGTTTTGCGTGCTCGTTGCATATGAACCACCCGTCGTCAATGGCCGAGTCCCATGAACATGGAGATTTGTATGTTAGGCGTGAATCGAAAACTCTTACACTGCCGAATATACAAAGATTTCGAGGCCTTCGCGATGGTGGCACGACTAACGCCATAACCTCTCGAGTTGTTCGGAAAAATGGACAACGATTTTGTTGGAGAAAAAGAAATCTCTTATTCAATAAATTTTAGTCAAGACTTGTTGTACAAAATTTTAAATTCTTATATTGTTACAAACTACAAAAGAACTCAGCAATATTATGATTTATTTGACATAAACGATGTGCGGACTCGTATCAACAATAATAGCGCATCGAGTATCAAAAAATCTACTGTTAAATACGAGAAGTTTGCGCATTGGATACCAAAAACAAATGTTTTAGTGCCTTTAGTGTGGCGCGAAAGTAAAGAAATCTTTGTACCTGTCGATAGTGTATCAAAAAATTTGAAAAAAATCGTGCAAGTTTACGTGTATGAACACGAGAAGATTGAAATTAAATTTGAGCAAATTTATTATTCGAAGAACACCATCGACTCTTTTGATTCTATGATGGCCGATAAAATTGTTAAATTGTTGAATTTGCTGGAAAAAGACATACACAACACGGAAAATTGCAAAAATTCACAACTTGGCAGCGACGAAATTTTAGCACGTATTCGATTAGAATACGAATTCACTGAAAACACGCCAGATAGTATGCATTTAGATACGTTATGTAAAATTATTACTGAAATGGAGGCGGTAGGTGACAATCAAAATATTGCACCATGTATGCCTTACACAACTCTCTTGGACAAGATAATTTTAAGAAAATTTGAACATGATCAAAAACTTTTATACGGCGATCAACAAATTGACGAACTGAATATAAAAAAATGGGCTTACAAGTTGGACGGGATAAGAGGCCGTGGTATATTCTTGCGCAATTTTTGCTTAATTCAGGCGGACGACACCAGATTCTATTCGAGCAAGCTCGTTCAATTGTTTCATCTCAACAATGTTATTTCGTTCCAGTGCGAAATTATGGAAGACAATAGAATTTACATAACCGACTTGTTGCAAATTTTCAAATACAAATACAATAACCGCACCCAGTACGAATGCGCCGTTGATTCCCCTTACACCGTAGATGTTCTAATGGCAACACAATGTATCAATCACCTGAATGAACATGTAAAGATGATTCATTTGTCGGACACAACACCGGAATGTATAATGTTATTCCAAAAATTTTTTTCGCCGCCTCTGTTACAGAGCAGTTACACAACGTTTGCTACGGACGGATTTGTGGTTTTGGATAATTGTTTACGTTACCATAAATATAAGTGGATTAAAACCGTTGAGTTGGAATACAATGAAGTTGACAACGTGTTTAACACAATAGACAAAACTCTAAACAATCATATGATAATTTCAAACATAAAGCTTGGGCACTCATTGGTGTACGAATGCGTTATAACAGAAAATGTTATTAATGTTCTCAAACACAGACCTGATCGAATTGTGCCGAATTAAAACACTACCAAATAAAATGATGTCCAGCGTTGTTGCGGAAGGTGTGGAATGTTTAAAAATATATTTACTGACAATTCCACGCGTCACAGCAAAATTGCCATCAAATTTCTATATGTACGGAAAAAATTTCATGTTTGGATACTTTCTGGTGACGCTTTTTACAAATTATCCAGAGATGTGGCAGTTTGAAAATAAGAAAAGCACGATGTATCAATATCATGACTTGTATAGAAACAGTTATTTGAATATTAATCAACGATTACGTGTCATGATAGACAAAAAGCTGTGGTGGCTGATACCCAAGAAGTTAAAAGAGAGCACACACGGTGTGTATGAAAACAGGATTGATCTCTATAAATTTATTACATCTGAACAGTGTGAGAAAATTCTAACTTTTCTCGACAATCTTTTGGCGAATGAGGATTTTTTTACACACACCAATAATATTCTCGAATTGAAGGGAGTCATAGAAAAAGACATTCGCAAGATAAAAATTCACGAAAAAATTAAGAGTAAAAAATTAAACACAAAAATTATTTAAAATAAAGATTATTTAAAATTTAATATAATTAAAAAATTTAATTTAAATACCCAACAATGTTTTATATTCATTCCACGACATTCGTTTGTATTGGAGGGGAATTTTCATTTTACGTTGAAACCATTTAAAATCGTTGATATGGTTATGATAATCCATGCTCGAACAAATCATTAAATTTTTTTTTAGCAAATTTTTATCGTTCTCATTATCATAGTTATCGATAGAATCAACGAACACAATCTCTTTTCCTTCTTTCTCGTAATTGAGGGCTTTTATAATTAATTCGATGGGTAGAATTAAATATCCCATAGTTTTTACATAATGATCACGACAAACAGGACAATCCAGCATAAAAAATATATTATAAAACAAAACTTCCATTGTCTTTAATTGTTCAATAATAAGTTCGGTGCCGTTGCCTTCGCGCATTTGTACCATGTCGTCGATGATTAAGGAGAAAAAATGTATGGTATCCCAAATCGTCGTAAAAGTGTAGTTGAAACTTTTAGGTTGACAAGATCTTAGATTTAATTCATTGGTTTTGTCAATGAATTCAATACGAAACTGAGAAAAACTCATTTGTGGAGATAGACTGGCGGCCCACTCGATCAGTTGTTGCACTTCATATTTTTGTATACATTTGTATTTGATCAAACATGCAAAGTGATAAAGATAAGTTGCTTGTGAAGACAACAAGTTTGTTAGATGTGAAGATTTTGACAATCGCAAACGATCAATCAATCGAAACGAATATAATAAAAAACTATCCTCGTAACGCGAAAATAGCGGCGTTCTCGTGATCATGACTAACAAATTTATTACCCTTTATTTATGTCAAGTGCCTGACAATGTTTGTGTCAATAAAGACGACGATGACCCAATAATTTATTTTGAAAATATAAAAGAACTTTTAACAGATAGTCAGTGCGATAAGTATTCCTTTTTTGCTGAACTCAAACAAGAGCAAGCCTTATTTATAAAAAAAGTCTACAAACATTTACTTTTCAAAAACGAAGGAGTCTTTAATAAACACCACGTACTGTTTGATGCTTTGATAATGTATAAGACGTACGTGCAACTGGTTGACGAATCTGCGTTTGGGGTAAACGTTATCAATTATTGTGAACAATTTATTACTGGCATATTTGAAATATTCAATCTGGGCAGTAAAATTATCGTGATAGTACCCAATAATTGGGAAACCGATAATTTAAGTGTACTTTTGAATCATTTGCACAGTTTAAATCTAATCCGTATAGAAATCGTATAATTTGCCTGAATATGTGGAGCATTATTTTAATCATAATTTTGGCCGTAATTGCGTATCTATGGTGGATAGGTAAATTAAATATGGGCTCATTGAATGATTCGTCTCCTAGTTTGGGTCAAAGCAGCGAGTCAATTGAAGTGGACGAAGAGACAAAGCAATTAAATGTAAAATTGAACAATAACAAGGTATCGCACGTAAGAATAGCGCACAGCGATAACAAAATGAGTCAAGTGTACATAGCGGACAAACCACTGTCGTTCAACGAGATAGTTAACGAAGGTAAAAACAAAGTGGGGACCAATTGCGTTTTCATCGGAACTATTTTGGATTCAGGAATTAGAACGCCTCGCACTGCATCGACCGTGCCGAGTACTTCGACCAGTAGTTTGATCACGACGAAAACGACCGCCAACTTTGATATCAAAGAATTTAAATCAATGTTTTTGGTATTGAAGAATTTGAGTCCAAAGTTGACAGAGAGCGAAAATTCTTTACGATGTGAAATCGACAATTTAACTTTGTGCATGGTCGATGTGAACGCGCCAACGATGCCCGAACTGCGCGACGTCAGCTATCCTATTTTAGTTTACACTAAAAATGCTATTGCCCAGCAAAAATTAATTGATTGGGGATACATTCCCATTAACGGTGAACAGTCTGCATATCTAAAAAATCATAAATCTTACAGGGAAATGAATTAAAAAACAGGTACAAAAAACAATTTATTAAAATTTAACATTTAAAAATTGGCACATTTGTGTTAATGTCATTTTTATTTAACGCCATAGATATATTAAAAAAAACCCTTGTAGTAGCACTGTAATACATTTTAAATTTTTCTTTCAATTCAGTCAATAAAATTTGTTCGTTTAAAAAATGCGGTGTTTTATTGCCATTCGTTTTATTATTTTTACTCAGAAAAAAATTTTTATGTAAAAATGTTTCCAGATACGGAACGGCATGAAGTATCATCTCTTCCATTTTGTCTTCGGATATGGTAGAACTTTTATTTTTCGCAACCCTAATGTTTAATACGTATACGATAGCACACACTGGACTGTTGTTTGTGTCCAAACATAATAAATTGTGTCTGTGAATCGGATCGTTCTTCAAGATATTTTTATACTGTATGAATCCGTATTTAGGATCGCGTTTATACATCAAAACGTGCGACAAAAACAATCTTACAGGTCCATACAAGGCTTCGTAATAAACACTTTCCGCCGGAAACTTTTTGGATTTTATGTGTCCATAAATTGAACCTTCAAATCTGTAATCTTCGACAAACTTGTGATCGGTGTAGATTATAGAAAAACGATTGTGAACACCTTTGTCGTAATCGACGATGTGCAAAGGTTTGTTATTCACTATGAGCAATTTATAATTGGCTTCGTATTTTAATCCGCCTTGATACTTTCTGCATTTGGAATCGCTTTTGCTAGAGTCGGCGGAACTTTTGAAAAATGAATCATTACACGATTTCATTTCGTTTATCACGTACAGTTGAGAGTTTAGTTTATTAACCTCCATCTCGTCGGTTTCTTTTGTGGATAAACCGTAGTTGGCACAATCGTGTTTGTGCATCAGAACAATATGATCGAGTAATTCGAAAAAGGATGATTTACCCGAACCGGGATCCCCCGGCATGTAGATGGCTTTTTTTCCATAATCCGAAGGTATGCCGAGACTGGCTGCAAAATGCAACATCATCATTGAATTGGCGTGATTGAAATTTGTCAAACGTTTAAAATATAAATATCCTTCTACTATTTTTTTTAGATAGTTGAACGAGTATTCTTTCAAGTTTACTTTTGATAGAATCACTCGTATGTAAAATCTTGTGAGCCACGTAGATAAATCGTCTTTTTCTCTGGCCAAAATTATTTTATCCCACCACACGTTAAATTTATAAAGAACTTCCATTGTGTTCGAATAGTGTAGGTAAAATTCAGAAATAAAATTGGTGTCATCATGCAAACGATTTTGTTCAAGCGCGAGCTCTCCGCTCTCTTTGCAGAGGGTTTCCAGAAAAGCGTGTTTATCGAACAGTTTTTCCATAAAACTATCAATGGATTCGCAACAGTGAATTATTTTATACAAATACACGACGATCTTCATGTTATTATCGAAAAAAAATTGTGCTTGTTTCTGAATGATGTCATTATTGTTGTTGTGCAGCAACAATGTGGACAAATATAATTTTGTGTTGAAAATTAATGACCACATGAGTTCACTTAAATCGGAATCATTACCAAATAGATCCACAATCAAACAAACTTTCAATGTCTGCTTGTTTATTTTGATCTTTCGGTAACATTTACATTTTTTACGTAATTCATCGACGTTCGAGCGACAGGCATTGCATTTAAAGTTATGTAAAATGTCCAACACCTTATTTTTTTTGAGAAACAAAGCCATTGTGATCAAATCCTCGTTTTCGAAATTCCATATTTCACGAAACAAATCATCCAATTGGGCGCGTGTTTCGGCCCGGCACGCTTTACAAATTCCCAAATAATTCACTATGGCTAAATCCGTCTTCAACATTTTGACATCGCGGCACAATTTAGCAATGTGATAAACTCTAAAAATATTTTTCTCTTCTGTGCTCGTTTTCAACATGTAATTGAACACGTCTTCGCTTAAATAATTTTTGTCGCTAGGTTTTCTGAAAGAATGTGGTAAAGTAGTGCCCAAAATAAACGGGCAACTGGAATGAAAGTCATTGGTGAAAACATTGAACACCCCATCGCTGGTGAAGTACAAGTATTTCCAATTATTAAATTTTATTCCGCTCAAGCGGACACTGTTGCATTTGCTGGTCAATTTGTACAATTCGTCTTCCTTTTTCACGACGCTATAGTGTTTACCGTCAAAAATCAAATTTACGCTAGACACTTCTAGTTTCTTCAAAAAACCTTTGCACAAGACGTCTGCGGGAATTTCACACGCCAAAACATTTTCAAGCGTATACGCCCATAACTCTTTGTGGTCCAGTAAAGGATCAATTGATGACATTCTCAGAAAAATCATATAGTGTATTCCAAAGAAATAACCAAGGGTTGTACAAGGATTTTCGTCATTGAAAAATGTCCAATGGTTGCAGAGACGATTGAAGACGGTCCTTTCCAGTTTGACATAAGGGGCGCACCTGTTTTTTGCTTCAGTCAAATTGCTTGCGTCATAATTGAATATGTTTTCGCACAACAGTTCCAGAAACAGTTTTATGTCGGTTTCTTTGTATGCAAAATCCTCACAGGATGTCAGTATTTTCCAAATTACAAAAATTGTGTAATCAAAATTAATAAACTTGCTATCCTCGAAATATTTAGGAAGCAAATTGTCATCAGCACGATCGCTGCTCAACATGACTTTGAGCATGGCCTCGTTTATTTTAAGTATGGCCAAATTTATTTGTTCCTGAATAAAGTCCGAGTTCTCACTACTGGCCGTGATGTCTGCCACGGTTTTGTTTGTTTTTTTTAATGCACAATTTTGAACGATGTTTTCTTCAAAATTAGTGAAATGTCTGAGACCTTTTAAGTTAACATTTATCATATTTTTGTATTTTTCATTTGTTGTACACTCTTCTAAATTTATATTGTCTCGGATGTAATCAAAAAAATTTTTATTCGAATACGTCCATTCATCGAGCACTTGGCAGACAACCCTGCTGTGATCCGCCATGGTGATTGTGAAAATTGTCTCATTCGTGTCATCAAACTTGTGTCTGCCGTTGACAAAAAGACTCTGGCCGTCCTCTGTTCTTAAACATAATTCCACATTCAAAAACCACTCCGGCTCAAAAATGAACAAATCAACAGGTCCCAATTTTTTGTTGCCGATAATAGGTATACTGTACCCGATATCGATTGCGAATTTCATATACAAAAATAAACGCCACCCAAAAAAAGACACTTGAATATTAGGCCAATAACAGTAATCGTTGGTTTGCACACATTCATTGGCAAAACCAGGCACGTCGCTGTGCAAAAATTTGTCAAAATCAATGTAGTTTTTAATTAGCTCGTAATCTTTTTTCAAAATAAAAGGCTTGACAAATGTACAAAAATAATTACTTTCCAATACCCAATCGTGAGGGGCTGTCATTTTTTTGGTGAATTGTTGACTTTCATGTCCGTTTTGATTATTGTCGTCGTCTTTGTTATCATCGTCGTTGTATTCGGCGTCGCTGTGATACTTATTGCTATACATATGCCGTTTACAAAATCCATTCGTATCGGTCAATGTGTTTAAGAGTTTTTGGAAATTTTTAATGTAATTTATTAGTTTTCGTGAACGTGTTTCAGTATTGACTATTACCAAACTATCAGCGTCCTCTAAATTATTTGTATCGCAAACTTTATCTGCAGGCGCGTCCGGTAATATAATTTTTAAAATGCTATCCATCATGTTCGCTATGTTATTTTTATTATTTATATTTGCATATTTTATATTTTCATTTAAAATAAAACACCCGTTTTTGTATAGAATACAAAAAATGTTGCAAGATTTCAATAACACACTGTTGTTCGGTACGTATATACAAATTTACGACTTAAGTACGCCCGTACGTACAGAACGTCTGTTTCTAATTGCACCCGAGAACGTTATACTTTACAATTTTGATAAAACTCTTTATTACTACTTGGATTCGGCCAACGTATTCTGTCCGAACGAGTTTAGCGTAACAAAATTCACCAAAGATTCCATTAGAATTATAAACGATACGGGCATATATTCAACAGTGTGCACGTCGGTCAGCAGTTTAACTTTGTTGGAACACTTCGTGACATTAAAAAACAACGTTCCGGATCACGTGCTGGTTTTAAACGTGGCAGATGAACAAATACAATTTTCTATACTAGAGATCATCAACTATTTGATTTATAATGGTTATGTAGACATGCAAGAAGTATAAAATCGAGGTTGCGGTCAATAATAAAACAGAGGTGTGTCAAGACTGTTAAAATGGGTCTATCAAATGTATTGAAAATGAATTTATCAAATATTTATTCGAACGATATAGAACACAATAAAAAAAAGTATATGGAACTGGAGTCTGTGCCCCTTTCGTCTGAGGGTTTGCGTCCTCTTTTACTTCGAAACAGTACGAAGACGACGACATCGTTTGACATTTTAAAAGATTGCCAAGTAAAATATCGATACATTGTCGTAAATTATGTTCAGTGTTACGTTCCAGATGAATGGAAACCTACAAAAATTTGTAGATCACTCATGCCTCGAATAACTTTTGTGCAGATTTTGGAAAAACAGAATTTTACTTTTAAAAATGAGACTTTGTGGAAATTGTGCAAAATGGAAATATTGAATTGGGAAGAGGTACAAAAATTGCCTTGTTTGCAAGATTCCGGTTTGGCCATTGATGAGAGCGAACTGTACAAGCTGAAAAATATTTTAGTTGCAGACAAAAATAGATTAATGCATGCTGTAAACAATAAATTTTTATTTTAAATTGTTATTTAATTTACAGAAAATTTTGAACAATTTTTGAATGATAATGATGCCAATCATGTTTAGGAACCGGACACCGAGTCACTTTAATAAAGTAATCATATGCGTAATTATTAGTTGATAAATCGTCGACTAAAGTGATTGACTTAAAACAATTTATATTTTTGTCAGATAAATATTTAATTACGATTTTTGGAGTTTTAGGAATCCAATTATTGTCATTTGGAACATCTAAATCATATTTAAATTTGTTTTCATAAAAATATATATTCAGTTTACCATCTTTGGATATTGATTTTTTGTTAACGTCCGAATTATTAACTAGACTAGAACCCTCAGAGATAATTAGATCAAAATAAGAATCTAACTGGACTTTTTTGAGCGAATGTGCTACATGATCTCTGCTCCCGTACGACCATAATACCAACACGCAACCCAACTCTTTTAGTTCAAACAGACTATTATAAATTTGTGAATCTCTAATTTGAACTTGATCTTCTTCAGTTATAAGTGTGCTATCGAGATCAAACACGATTACGTGCGGGAAATCGCAAATTAAACATTCATTTCTGAGGCGTACTATACTTTCGTACGGTAATACATACCACTCTTTGAGAAATAAGTACATGGGCGGAATTTCGCTCATAATGCAGAACTGACCAAGAACTTCGATTTTGTAGCTTTGTTTTATATAAAACCTGATGTCTCGCATATCATCTTTACAACTGAACATTTGCACACAATATCGAACGTTATTTTCGACAGCTCTACGCAGAAGAGGGTCGTCGCTAAATTGAAATATTACATATTCGAAATATCTATAGCTTTCGAAACCTAAGTATTTTAAATCTGAATATTGTCTCAGGACAAGAACATGTCTCTTGATAATTGCGTCGTTCAAACGCAAACATATCCACTTGCAACTGAGAGATGCCATGTGGAAAAAAAATGGACTTGTAAAACTCTTTTCAAATTATTTAGAGAATTTCGTTTAAACAAAAACTATTCTGATCTTATTGAGTTTTTAATCCGTAATTTTCCAAAAAACGTAAAAAACAAAACATTTAATTTTACCGATACAGACCATTTGTTTCATTCGTTGTACGCATACGTGCCCAGTGTTAGCGACCTCGTGAAAGAGCGGAAACAGATACGTTTACAAGAAACTTGTATTGAAAAGTTGTTCAACAACACAATTAACGACTTTAAATTGTACAATGAGCTTTTTGAGTTCTTAGAATTAACCGAAACAGTTTATGAATGCCCGTGCCAACTGTTGAATAAACGTTTAACAGACACGAAAAATTATGTGCAAAATTTAAATCAGAAAGTTTTTGACAGTAAACCTCCGAGATTTAAAAAAGAAGCAATTGATAACATTCTGTATAAGTATTCTGTAAATTGGAAAAATTTACTCTTAAAAAAGAGAGATAAACATGTTGTTGACGTAACAAGACGAAAGAAAAAAATTAAACGGCGTCAAATGTTAATAGATAAAGTGATTTATTTACAGATTAATATTGACAGTCTATGCAACACACTGTATTCTATGAACGGTTTGACCCTCAAATCTTGCGAGCATCAATTTGAAACAATTGAGACTCAAACCAAGGCGGGCGACGAAATTGTGTCTTTTATTCGCTTCTGTAGATTCTGTAGAATACGTAATTAATAATGTCGAGTTCTGTATCCGGCGGACCGACTCCGTGACCGACTCCGTGACCGTCTCCTTCTGTTTGTGCGAGGTCTGCCTGGACGAGGTCTATAACCTGTAGATCTGCTTCGGCGTCTTCGAGCTACCCCACTCGACGATCGGCGACGACGACGATAAACCATATTAATTATGTATATTAATTATCTTAACGAAAATGTGGCTACAAATTTCACCTTATTAATATTTTTTACGCTTTGACGCTGCCGAAGTAGACGGTGGTCCTAAATAAATATCCAAACTATCCTCGTGTTTCTTGTTCAATTTCCTTACTTTATCCATTACTTTAAAAATGTTGTTGTAGTCTTCTATACTGAATTTACAATTGGAGACAGCATAGTTCTCCATGGTGGTGTAAAACATTGTGTTGGCTGCATTGTAAAACATTCGTCGCAAAGGATAAGGTTCGATGTGTTTCAGTAACATGTCCAAAAATTCTGCATCATCACAGAAAGGTATCTGCGTGCCACTTAAAATGTATTGCTGTGGTTGTAGCATTTGAATATTCTGCCCACGGACAACGAGCAGTTCCTCAATTGTGGTACGTTTATCCTGAGAAACATTCTGCAAAAGCATTATTTTTGCGTGACGCATTACTGGACTGTGAAAACAACGAGCGAACGAGGAACGCATGACATCGATTGTGTTAAGATCAATTGTAGAAGTCGGCATCTCTAACAAAGATCTTAAGGCGTCAATCATTGTGTCGATTTCTATTTGACTCATCTGCGGTCTACATGTGAAATCATCGAAAGTTGTTTCTAGGAGCTTAAAAATAGAATGATATTTTTCCGAACGCAATAAAAATATCATGGTCATTATGACGTCGCTGATTTTATATTCAGTCGAGTTCGTGCTGTTCAGCGTATAATGTTGAATGAGTTTTCGCGCCGAATTTCTGTAACGACGCATATTAACCAATTCAGCTACGGACACAGAATTGCCGGTGACAGCGGGCGCATTCTGAGTAAATAGAACGGGTCTAAAAGCAGCGACATTGCTTGGAGCGGACGGCGCGATATGGCCGGCAGCATACTGAGATGTCAAAGCGGCATTATTATTTATAAAGGAGTTCTGAGAAATGCGAGCTACGTTGGTTAAAAACTCTAGAAAAACTGACGTGGAAAGCTGTACGTTTCTATTTGCGTCGTCACTGAACAAAGGAAATAGCAGAGTCCAGATTTCCATTTGCATATTTTCATCTATTTTTCTCCTGAGCTTGTCAATTTCCAAAAAAAACTCTACCGCACTCATTGTGACGGGGATGCTTATTCTGTAATTACTACAGAAATTGTATTGTCGAATATGTTACTCATTAACTTTAGCACATCCACGGTTTCGGCACGATTTAATTTTATATCACGTGTTTTCTGTTCCAATGGTGTTATTAATTTACGAGCGGCAACAGAGTGAGACGCTAATTTTCTTATACTGTCAATTTTATACTCGTTTTGGTCGTCCAAAATTATTGAAGCCACCGTTTTAGAGTTGTTCAAGTTCTGCAACATGTTTACTGCCGCATTTTGTAATGGAAGCGTTTCAGGACTGTTGTCGCGATGCGTGCGACGACGTCGGGGCCTCAGCGTTTCCACGTCGCTATTATCGTCGTCATTGATGGAAGCAATCATTATTCAATTCGATCAATAAAGAGATCTCGTTGTCTAGTTGATATTTGGTTACAATGTGTCTTATAAATGTTTCGGGTATTATAAATTCGCTCATCAGAGCGTGACAGATATCCAATTTAATTAATTTTAGCTTTTCAATCAACAAGTTTATGTTTTCGTCAGAGTATTTGTTTAAAAGAAAACGACAAACGTTTCTTAATTCTAGTTCAGGCACCGGATACGTTCTGTTAGAGAGAGCCTCTAAATAATGCCTCAAATAGAATCCTATTAAAACTGTAGAAGCCAGCTTGTTAACCTTTTTCATTTTAATGTGTCCGCCCATTTCGAGCATGAAACTTTTGAAAGGCAACAACAAGTGTTCTTTAGCAGCGCCGTTGTTACCGTTGCATTGGGCGCTCAAAATTGACAACAACCGCTCGTGATCCCCGTTTCGTAAATTACGTGTAGCCCTTTGACATTTTTGAACAAACGGAATGCAAGTATCTTGCTTGGTATACATCGAATATGCTTTGTCGCATATCATATTATAAAAAAATTGCACAAAAATTTGTGTTATTAAATTATTTTCATTAACAACATCGCTTTCGGACTCAAAGTCGGTTTTGAGTAACACGTACAATAACAGCGGTAATCCGAACATGGGTCTCAAAAATATGTCCCAACCCTCTTGCAATCCTACGTCGAGTGTGCTGAGCGACGACGACAGATAGCTGCATTTACATTGAAAACAGACAATTTGATTTTTTGGTTTGCAAAATGATCTACACATTATTGCTGTAACATCAGGAGCAGGTGTCGATTTATAAAATTTTTTTAAATATTGCATGATTGTACGAAAATGTGGTACTTGTTTCATGAATTCATCGCGAAGGAAAACCGAAAATATATTTTTAATGTTGTGCAAATTGTTAGCCTTTTCGGCCTGATTCTCGAAGTTGTTTTTTATTGTCAAAATGCATTTGTTAAATTCGGTAAAAAAAGTAAGACCTTTGACGGCGATCTCAGTGCCTTGATCAAAATATTTCGAAAATAGAAAACACAGAGAATCGATCTCTTGTTCCGTCAACTGTGTTTCAAAACAAACATTTTCGAAACGAGAATAGTTGTTAAACCTTAAAGTGTATTGTAATTTGTAAGAGGCCATTGTAGATTTAAAATATACTCTTATAATTATGGAAGAGGAAAACAACAGTATAGAAATAGGGTACTCGACAGCAAAAATTTTCGTCGAAAATGCTGTTGATTTCCTTACTGAAATATACACTGATGAAAATATTAATTACGACAAGAAAATTGACATATTATACAATTTAGCGTCGAAAAAAGTTTCCGTTGTAGATATATCACTAATGTTGCTAACCGATTTGTTAACTGACATTAATGAGACAACAATAAAATTCAAAATGTTCGTTGACAACTTGTCGTTGTCGTTGTTTAAACAATTGCCAACAGAATATTTGCATGCAATAGAAAATCCCTTGTATGTTTATGAAAAGCATATAAAACTTATAACTGACAAGACTTTAAAAATTGATAGCAAGGAGTTAATTACCAGTTACAATTATTTTAAAAATATAAAATATCAATTAAAGAAAACAAAATTGGGATACGTTGAAGCATATTTAGATCCTGTGTCTGACAACCGTTCCGACTTAGACTCAGCAATGAAAGAGGCCTTTTTGGCTGCCCGAGAAAACGATTCAAAGAGAGCCCTTTTATTTTTTAAGCTCTCAAGACAGTTATATGTTTCCTTGCAAAAATATGACTATTTTAATCAATATAAGGAATTTTACAAAAATGCGTTACAATCCTTAGGCGAAACAATTAAAAATATGAATATTGAACAAGAGCTCGAACAAGAACAAGAACATGAATTGCTGGCACAAGAAAAAAGACAAAATGTAGAAATATTGACAGAGAACATGGACTTTCCAACTCCTAGACAGTCTCCATTTCCGGAAACACCACCCTCGCCATTAGTTGTCGAAACAAATTATCCATCTCAGCCGACCGAAACCGCTAATCCTTTTTTCTTTGGAACGGATCCTTCAGAAACACCGATGCCTGATGTATATCCGCAATCTGTGTCCGAACCGTTTCATCCTTCATATTCTCCAACTTATTCTTTGACAAATCCTTTCTTGACTACACACGATATTCCAACAGAAAATCAAAATGAATTAGATCTTGCTACTGTACGATTGTCGGATGACATTCAAGATGCACTTAATTCTTCCGAGTATAATCACAAAGTAAAGTCTGTACTTTTACGGTTAATTAAAACGGCACTATTATTTCAAAAAGATTCACTTTTTCTAACAACAATAAATTCGTTAAAAAATCTACAAAATTATATAAACAGCGCGCTTGACATTAGAAGCTTGTCTATAATTTTTAATATTCATGATTGTGCGATATTGAAGGACCTCGTTAAACTGACACAAAAATTTTTAAAAGGTTTCCGTTGTCGAGACAATACAATAGAAGAACTTTCGGAGGCTATATCTGAAAATGAAGAAATTTTAGAAAACGAACCAACTGAGATACAAATAATTCTAAAAAAATATCTTCACAAGGAAGATATCCAAGGTGCACAAATCTCAGGTTACTTACAGAAAAAAAATAAAACCGTTCACGCGCTTCTAGAAAAATTAGTGCAAAATAAAATTATAAAGATAACTTATGACCTCGAAGAGAGATCGCGGGAAGAATTAGAAAAGGAAAGTGAGGGTGAATTCAGTGAAAGCGAAACCCGAGAGCGAACGGGAGCACAAAAACGAAAATACCGACGATTTCAGACGACGAGGAGTCCATCATCTTCATCCGATAAAGAAGAGGAGGAAAAAAGGGAACAGGAAGAAAATATTCTTGAACAATTAGAAACCCAACAGAAACGTCGGAAAAGGGAAGACGAAGTATTATTAAAAGAAAGAGCAAACGAATTTTCAAAAAAGTATCAAAATGAGCAACTGCAGGCAATTATAACAGTTACCGACAAAATGAAAGCATTATTTAAATTTTGCAATTGTAAACACTGTCTTTACACCATACCGTCTGCAGACAATTATCTTGAATTATTAAAAGTTCTACAAAATTATGACCTTCGTGATGTCATCATGAATGTTAACTTTTATGAATTATTATTTCCGTTAACATTGTATCAAAACTCGGAAGTAACGACTTTTACTATAATAAATTACATATTTACAGCAAGCAATTATTTTCAAAATTGCATTAAAAATTTTTACTCAATAAAAAGTGATTTT